CTTTTGCGCCGATAGCAGCCATCGGATCAGCGCCAGCAGCTAATGCGGCTAGATCGCGTGATTCAAATGCACGGCCACGGTGCAAAACAACACCAACCTGCTTATCGGCAGTGATCTTGCCAGGTGTCAATGAAGAGCTATCAGTAAGCACTTCAAAGTCGCCAGTTAAGTTAGCTTTAAAAAATGGCACATTGATGTAGTCGCCACCTTCGGTAGCGTTCAATTCCGCCATTGGTTGTACAACACCCGATGACAAGAAAGCATCACGCAGGGTTGTTTGCTCAATCACATACGGAGTAAAGATCTCCGGAATAATTAAATCAGAACGTAAAGTTGCCATTAGTCCTCTTAGAAATGGTTTACAGGTTAGGGCGCAGCCCTATTACCAGCGCAGCCGGTTGCCGATACTCTAGCGGTTAGCTTTAAAGCGGTCATACAGATCGCGGTCAGTCCTAAACAATCGTGCCTGTTCCGTCAGGTTGAATGATTCCGGCGCGAATGGATTTTTGACGCCTGTTGGCAAGCTGCTTGGGGCATTGCCTGATGGTGCACCGCTGCCTTGTGGTTTTGGTGCCTTTTGCATCCATGCCGGTAAAGTTTTTGCCCATTCTGCTACTGGGGTCCGCTGGTACCCATTAACTACTACAACAGTGCCATCGGCTTCTCTTTCAATTTGATCGCTGCCTAGTTTGTTCTTTAAAACCATATCTGGATCATGCACGATATCAGCTAATGCCTGAATTGCTGGCGCTATTAGTTCTAGGTCTTTGATTCTGGTTTCAAGTTCGCTGAGGCGCTGGTCCTTTTGCGCCGTCGTCTCACGGTACTGCTGCTCCAAAGCTTGCCTTGCTTCGGTGTACTTACCAGCGGACTCGAGTTCGGTTTGCTGGGCCTGGCGCTTAAATTCGAGCAGTTCGTCAATGTCCACACCATCAGGCAACTTTGGTGCCTTTTTTGCGGCACGTAATTCAGCAATCAATTCTTGGTTTTTGCGTTCAAGTGCTTCGATGCTTTTTTGTGTTTCATCTGTTGCCGCTTGGATTTCTTCAGACATTGATATTTTGCGTTTGCAGTTGTATCTTACCTACTTTTTCTTTGGCTTAGGCTTCTTAGCGGTTTTTGCAGCAGCTTTAAAATCACTTGCGCTAGGGCGATCAGGATCTTTTGCACCTGGCTTAGCTTTTTTGGGCACCGTAACGCTTGCGGAGGTCATTTAATGATAGCTCTGCCCCATCATCACGTACAAGTTTTGCCATTGCATCGCGTGCACCATGCTTTTCGGCTAATTTATTGAAATAAACTACTTTATCTTTGCCTAATACTTTATCTTGCACGCTGCGCGGTTGTTCTTTTAACCATTGCCCGTAGCTTGTATTAACTGGTACTGGACCATCTTTACTGGCCCGTGTCGCAACTGTTGATGGCGGCAATATATCAGGATCAATGATTGGTACTGTTGTTGATCTGCAATTATGGGTTAGGATGCCATCGGCCCAATAGGTGCCGCTCTCCGTCTCAAAATTGTAAACATGCCCGCTAAATGGTTCCCGCCTAATCCAGACGACATTGACCTGATTATTTCCGCCTATGACGATGGTATTGGTATCCGTGGTATTGCAGATCGTTTCGACGTCTCGCCACGTCCCATAGAGCGCATCATCATGGAATCCGGGCGCAATCTTAGGAATAGGAGCGAGCAGCAATTCGCTCGCATGGGTCGCACTACCGCTGCCAAGCGTAAAATTTTGGTTGCTGCCGCTAATGCTGCTAAGCGTGGACGGCCTAACAGCGAGATCACTCAAATTAAGATGGCTGCTGCCCGCTGCCGCAAAATTGGACCCTTGGAGTCCAAAGTTCAACAGAGTCTTGAGCAATTTGGGGTTAACTGCGAGCAGCAATTTCCGATCGGCAAGTACAACTGCGACCTGCTTTGCAAGATTGATCCTTGGGCTACCACTCCAAGTGTCGCCGTGGAAGTCTGGGGCGGAGGTTGGCACTTCCACGGTCAACACCGCGCTCGATTCCCTGAGCGCACTAAATATATCCTCGGCAGTGGCTACAGCATTGCTTTTTTGGCAATCATGAACGAGTTTGCCTGGAACGATCGAGCGGCTGAAAACTTGATCACCCACATTGATGCTTTGAGCAGGCTGCCATCCGGCACTTGTCAGTATCGGATGATTTGGGGTGACTCTGACTATGTGACCATCGGCAGTTTTGATGACGTAGAGAAAGCCCTCGTAACTCCGACGGTAAGCTGCCGCAATCCGGCCACGGGGCGTTACTATCGCGTCGCCAGGTAAGCAATTGAAATGTTGTGGCGGCATCGGTCCTTTGCCGTACTCAAACTCACGGCCATCTAATGCGCGGCATCTCGCACTGGTTCTAGTGTCAAGTGTTGCAATATATCGATATTTTTTAGTAATGTCTTGGTTTGCCTCATATACCTGTTGGCTGGCAGCATTAGCGACTTGATTGATGCTTGTACGCACAAGCGCCATTATCTGGTTGTCAGCTATAGAAGTGAGTTCACCGCCTGCGGCTGCTAGCTGACGTGCAGTTTTTGCCGTTTCACCAAATTGCAATTGCCCAATCAATCGCTTTGCAATATCAGGTGTGGTTTCACCTGTTAGCAAGCCATTACGCACCACCTGCCCAAACCGTTCAGATTGATCAACGGCAATACCACGGAATGCTTTGCTTACTACCTCACCGTTAGGTAGCGTGATTGTTGCGCCTTTTGCTGCCGTGAGGTTAAATGTGCCGGTGCCTGCTTGATTGGCTAACGCCTCTACGCCATATACGGATTTATATAGATCATCCGATAATGCCACGACATTAAGTTGCGTTGGGTCAGTTGTAACTACTGATTGCGCAAATTGCGGGCTTATTTCAACTGTATTAACTGCGGTACGTGCGCCTGCGGGTAGTGCCTTGCGTAATTCATTGGTAACGAAATCTGATTGCAGTTCTGCTAAACCTTGCAATTCAGTAGATAGTGCAGTAATACTACCGCCCGACCATGTATTGAGGCTGTCTTTAAGCTGGGCTAATATCGCACGTAACCTTGCTGCTTTTACTGGTGCTGCTAACTCATCAATTGTTCGTAGTTGGTTTACAGCATCAATAATAATATCGTTATAAGTTGTAATTACTTGACGGCCTACACTATTGCTATAGCGGTTTAAGTCAATCGCGTTACGAAATAGGGCTGCCGGTATCGTCATTCAGCCCTCCATTAGCAGTTGCGCTTAATTCTTCCTGAACATCAAAATCATCGCCCAAGACCTCGCCATCACTAAGCTGTTGCAATAGTGTTTCTTGCGTAATAGTGCCGGCGGTATAAAGCTGTAGTAATGCCTGGATCTCTTGAGGTTCTAGCCTTGCGCCAATAAAATCACGATTTACCAAGCAACTACCAGCCGATTCAGCAGTGCCAAGATATTCAGCATGAAAGCGTAAGCAATTGTCGATCATATCTTGCATATTCTGCGCAATTACCATCATGGTGCTATCGCCTTGGCTGCGGTCAATGCGTTTTGCTTCTGCCGTTTCAGCGCTTAACTTTTGGCCTAACACTGCTGATAGCCCAAGCTCATTAATCTGCCCTGCAAGCTGCTCTAACCGCTTGAATTGGTACTCGAAACTGGTACCACCTGGTTCTATATATTCAGCGCGGCCATCTGCGGGAAATGCAATAGCCTCTCCTGGACCTGCGGATACTTCTTCTGCTGCTGACGGGAAGCCATAAAATGCCAACATCGGCACTGCTGAGATATGTAGCTGGTTGTCAAGGTCCGATTGTATTTGATAGGTTTTAAGGTTTAGTTCTGCAATATCTTCTAGTGGTGGCCTTGATTCTAAATAACCAACGCGGTTGCAATATGCAACGCTAAATGGTATCTCGCTAAGGCTTGTGTTACCTTCTTCTACAATTTTAAACTCGCTGTTATCCTGCTTTTGATGGAGCTCATATGCACCTGGTGTTAAAACCCGAACCTGCTGCACTGCCTTTTCACCGTAATCGCCGTCGGGCACAATTACCGATTCCAGTAAACGCAGCATTGTGAGTTGCTGCTGCCCGTCTTTTGCTTCAGTACGCCAGCCTAAAATTTGTCGTTGTGTGTAGA